AGTGTTTTTTAAAATGAGCACTATTTAATAGAACCATTCGCGTTGTTACTTTTTCACTGACACCTTCTTGATTTTTTTTAACATAAGTAAACGGTTTGAAATATATGTTAGATAATAAGAAATATGTCTTGTGTGTATCAATATGTCTCACTGATAATGTATTTGTGACTGTCGAACAAGTTAAACCACTGGCTTGTGCATGACCACCACCTCCAAAACATGATGCAACTTCACTGACGTCAGCAGCTGATTCAAGAGATCTCAACGAAAAATTCGTCGTGTTATTATAATCGTTGACTGAATATATCGCAGAAAAATCGACATTTTCATACTCATCGAATACTTTGTGGCCCAATTCGGACTTCAACACACTCGCATTAAGGTATGATACAAAATAATATTTATCTCTCAATTGAATAAATTTTGGAGAAGCATATTTTATGGCATTCAAAATCGTCGCATTATTTTGTCTTACCATACCAGTGCCTTGCACAAAAACTTCCGAATTCAAAAAATTATCATCCATTAATTTACCATAATCTTCAAAAGTAAATGGCAACGTAAACATGAATGCCGTGAATTCAAGTGTTTTAGGTTGTTTTTTTAACCAAATGTCATTATCTTCGACGTATATAATCATTTTCGGTATCGGACCCGTTCTGTTGAAATATCTCCACGTTAAATAAGCGCCACTGTGATCCATCCTGAATAGTTTATATTTATCTGGAATATCTTTCAAATCATTTTGTGCTGTTTTATGATGATCAATGATTGCAAACTTATTGGCAGTTTCTATGACTTTCAATAACTCATTTTTTTTGTATGAAAAATCACACATTAAAACATTTTTACCTTTAATTTCATCATACGGTGGCATTTTACCATATGATGCAGGAAAATAAGTAATATTTTTGTTAGGAAAATTTCTTTTAAAATAATGGTTAACACAGTATGCCGAAGAAAAACCATCAGAACACGGACTGTGATATATAACATATTCGACCTCATAGGGTTGAAGATCTAAATGATCAAATGTAAGACCATCATCTGGTGTTTCCATTAATTGGTCCGGTTGTTTTTGTTGTTTTTGTTGTTCATAATATTTGTTCTCTATATATTTATCCATTGTTATTTACTATTATTCTTTGTGTTCTATAAATAAATATGTTTAATACATTAAGTATTATTTTATCAACTTTTTAAATTACCTAAATTATTGAAATTACTCAAATATCATTTATCTTTATCTCAGTGAAATCGAAATCAGCATATGATTGTAAAACTTCAATTGATTCATCAGTTAATTTTCTCGACAAAATAATATCGGTCACATCATCTAAACATTTAATTTTAAAACAAAAACTCATCGCATTAGATTCCTTTCCATCTCGTCTAAGAGTTTTTTTCATATAAATACCGTGACGTAACCAAATCGGTATATCATCACTATTTATATCATATTTTGTTTTCAGTAAGTCTGCTCTTTGTATAGTACTTAACGATTTAATTGTTTTATCTGATTCTCTTGCCATGATATAACCAGAAATACAATTTCTGTAACAATCAGAACGAGATCTCCAGAACAGATAATTACATACTTCATAATCTTCTGGAACAGTGAACAAACGAGCATCGAACATAATTTTTGGATCTGATAGTAGTTGTCGCACTCTTTCATATAAAAGATTATCTGTTGGAACAAGTGTTTTCAAATTATGACAAAATCTAATTGTTGCATAACTTGGAATTTCTGAAATAATTTTATCAATTCGTCCACCGAAAATATGTTCAAACTTGGTTGCATCTACAGTATTTTTATCACATACTTTATTAAAAATTAGAGATATTTCATCAGAATGAACATAAATAGTTTGACAATTAAATTTATCAATAAGGTCTCTCGCAGTCAAAGCCATTGCTTTAACAAAATATTTATCGAATGGTACCTCTTTATTTTTTGGGAATTTATTACTAACGGCCTTGAAGTTGCTACCATCGATGCGAACAACATATGTATCAAATTTAGATACAATCCGTTTGTTGATATTTTCGTATCCTTTCATTCTTTCTTCCAATGTAATCCTCACAATTTCTCGTCCGAATTTATCTAAGTTGTTCGATTTATTCGATTCATTTGATTTATCTTCAGAATCAGAATCATCAGAATCATCAGAATCATCTGAATCATCTGAATCAATCGAATTATTGTTATCGTTCAAGGATAATTTGTTCCGTAAACTATTTGAAGAACCAGAATCACTTGAATTATCAGAATTATCAGAATTATCAGAATTATCAGAATTATCAGAATTATCAGAATTATCAGAATTATCAGAATTATCAGAATTATCGGAATTATCGGAATTATCAGAATCATTAGATTTGTTAGATTTGTTAGATTTGTTAGATTTGTTTAATCTGATGATAGTAGCACAATCACCAATCATTTGTTGTAATCTGGGTGCTTTATCCAATTCACTTGGACTCATATTGATACACATATTTACAAAACTAATGATTGAAACTATTGCGAAAGCTACTGAACAATTAATAATAACTCCTGTGATAACGGCTAATAAAATGAGTGCTGTCTTAGTACTAAGACCGATAAAATACACACAAAATTCCATGTAAAGTGCAATCAAAAATGTAGTAATCATTTAAGTTTATTTTATTTGTTTATTTAATCTACTTGTTTGGTTTAAATATTTATTATAATTTAAAGTAATGATATAATAAGTAACATATATGTTTTTCAATTTTTATTTTGTTTATATCGCGATAAATTTGAAATAATATTAATATTGAAATATAATATATTAATTAAATAAACAATTATATACATTTATTATTAATCTTAAGAAAAGTGATGGAAAAATTGGAGCACATATATGATATCAACGAGTTAGTTGATAAATTTTATGATAAAATAAATGAAATGACAGCAGAAAATAATAAATCGAGAGGTGTGAAGCGAGCTGATATTATGTCGAAAGATAGAAAAACATTTATTAATAATTTTAATGATGTATGTATAAGTATTGATCGTAAACCTGAAACTGTATCAGCGTATATTGCAAAAGAACTTAAAATGAATACATCCATTACAGCAAATGGTATGCTAATTATTCATGGAACATACAAAAAGAAAATTGTAGATGATTTGGTGATTAAATATATTACTGATTTTGTTCAATGTCCTCTATGTAAAGCATGTACATCAACAATTAATAAGGTTGATCGAATTAATTTCCTTGAATGTAAAAAATGTCATGCAAAAACAGCAGTTGATGTTTATTTTTAGTAGTTTTTTTATTTATAAAATATTGTAATAAATTAAATTTATAATTTTTCAATTTCTGTTTTGATTGCATTATATGTAGAGATGTAATCATTTTTGTGTTTAACAGCAGTATTGACCCAATTTTCGCATACTGATAATACTTTTTGTTTTTTCAGACTAAAATGTGCTCGGATGACATCACTGAATTGTGGATATGCTTCAGGATTTCTTATAAGTCCCAATATGGCATGTTTCATTGTATACAATCTAATATCTTGATCATAATCGAATGATTTTTTCATTCCTTCTTCGTTGTTATATCGTTCATGACCTGGTTCATTGAAGTATGGATTTTCTACTAGAATTTGTGATTGGATTGATACGTAGATTTGCAACAAGGTCGATGTAATTGGGTTCCAATCTTCTCCACTTCTCCATGTCCCAAGGATCGACAGACATACTTTTCCATTGTCATAAAGATTAGGATTAAATCTAACACCACCGTGATTGAGATACCAAACATTGGGTGGTTTAGTTGGGAAGTTAGTATTGATGAAAGTATCGAATATAAATATACCACATTCATAAGGTGTCTTTTCTGGTCCTGTAATCAAGGTACGTATAGCTGTAATATAGTCCTTATCAGGTCTGGCAATAATTATTGCTGAAGAATCAATTGGCAATGAACCGAGTGAAATCAATTCATCACGCAATCTTTTGTATACACTTGATGGATATTTGTGATCCTTGGATGTATTGAAATCGGTTTGATACTGATAATTAGTACCAATTAATTTATAGTCTGCATCTTTATCCCGAAGTTCACACATTTTTTTGACATATGTTTCGCCTTCTGATAACTGTTTTTTTTCTTCTATTTGTTTCTTTTCTTCATTCTTTTCTTGAACAAGTCTATATGCTTCATAACATGGTTCGATCATTGAGTACAAATTCATAATAGTTCCGACGATGGGATCTTCAGATTTATCATATTTAATTGCTGTTTTGCACATGTTATTTAATTCTGTCATTATATCAAACAAAGAAACTGATGTTGTATTAGTATCTTTATCAAAAAGATGAATAGCATTTTCATTAGCCAAGTTTCCAATTAACATGAATATCATATCAAATAATGGTTTATGTTTACTAATTTCTAATAAAGTTGTACCTCTAAGTTGTGATCTTATGTAACTGATAAGTATGGAGTTTTGAATTGCATTATATATAACAGAACTATTATTGTTATTATCATTCACATCTTGAACTTCTGTAATAATTTTGTTTAATACATTTTTAACACGATTATCACGTTCTTCCACAGATTTCATATATGCCTTAGCATCCCATGTTCCTGCTTCTCCTGTTCCATAACCTGTTCCCGAGGACCAAACAATGCCTTGTTTAGGTTTTTGTACTGATCCATAAGGATCGTGTTTTGTGTTTGCTTTTTTTACTTCTTCTTTTGATTTTATTTTGAACGACTCGTATTTTTCGTCGTCGATATCTGGTTGATCACCGGTATCAACAAGCGAAGCCAAATCCAACAAAAATGTTTCTATTTTAAGGAATGCTCCACCACTATGTTTATTGGTATCATTCAACTCAATATCGACACATATTTTTGCATGTTTATTAAGAAGTTGATATAATTTGGTGATTACATATGACATGGAACGGGAAGGAGTCCAATAATCTAATTGAATCATTTTTGTATTCGAAATGCGATGCATAAGTGAATTCATTAATCTTGGTCTCATGACTTTAACAGTCGGGGGATAATTTGGATAGAGAGAATCATGAATATGAACATCAATTTCTATATAATTGTATCCATATTTTGACTCTAGCATTTTGAGTGCGGCTTTGAGTTGAGCATCTTCAAAATCAGTATATCTGATTCTCCAATGGAAGATATTTTTATCAACAAGGTCAATGTTGTATTTATTTTTTGTTCCTCCAGTTCTTGATCCTTCCCATAATTCCATAAATTCTGTTGCAACGATTTTACCAACAACTGCCTGGTGAAACATACTTTTTTCCTTGGTGGAGTTATTGTTTGTACCAGTTGTTATCTGACTTTTTGATAATGAAATGTATGAATCTATTTCTTTACCTTTTTTATATTTCTCCATATCAAAACCGAAATCAGTATTTGCTTCAACATATCCATTTAATTTAGTTATTTTAATTTCTTTTATTTCTTGATCTTTGGTTTTATCAATTTGTTTGTATAAAACAGTCAACAACTTTGATGGTGTTGGTGATTTATTAATACAATACATATTAACATCATCGATCCACGGCAATCTTGTGTTTCTTGTGTCAACATATTCGACAATGTATGGATCATTTTTAACGCTCGGATATAATATTTTAAAACTTTTCAGAGAAGAATTCATGTTAAATTGAAGAACGATATAGTTGCCAGTATTCTCCTTTACTTGGACAATGTTTTTTTCACGATTCCACTTCTCTACCTCATCAACAAACGAGATAGTTACATTTGTTGTATTATTGTATTCTGCGTCCATTTTGAGAATTAACTAAAATATATTGATACAATAACTAATATCATTGTACAGAACTATTATTTATCAATTTTTTTAATATAAAAATATCAAATTTTCTCAGGGTAAAATATATTGTTTGATAAATAATTAATTAAATATAGAATTAATTATTTTTCGCATTTTTTTCCGTATTTTTATTGTATAAAAAGTGAATGAGGGTAATTTTTAAAATTATTTTTTAAGTATAGAATTATTAAAAAATTAATTAAATTATTTGATTTAAATTAATTAAATAATTAATTTAATTAATTTAATTAAATTAATTATCTAAACTATTATTATAATAATTTAATTAAATGGAAGGTGAACAAGACAATGTTAACACTGGCGTCAATGTAGACTACAACGAACGTATGGTCGGAGGTAAAAGAAGATCCAAGAAAGGATCATCTAAGAAAGGTTCCAAGAAAGGATCCAGAAAGGGTAAAGTTGGCCGTCCCCGTAAATCTATGAGTGGAGGTGCTGTCGCCGCTGCTCAAGTCGGAGGTAAAAGAAGATCCAAGAAAGGATCATCCAAGAAAGGTTCCAAGAAAGGTTCCAGAAAAGGATCCAGAAAGGTCGGTCGTCCCCGCAAATCTATGAGTGGAGGTGCCGTCGCCGCTGCTCAAGTCGGAGGTAAAAGAAGATCCAAAAAAGGATCCAAAAAAGGTTCCAAAAAAGGATCCAAAAAATAAATGATTAAAATTATTTAGTATTATAAATTGGTAATAAATAAATAATTTTATTAATTTTATTGGTTAAAATCAACTAATTAGTAAATTAGTTAATTATAAAAATTTATATAAATAAAATTATTCTAGTTTTTTCATCAATTTTTTATCATTATTAACAGGTATATCTAATGGTTCCTGTTTAACTCCAGGATTTTGATTACTGATCAAATATGATTTTACATTATTATATCCATTTGAAAGTATTGTTGATAAATTTGACAGGCCTTGATTTTGTACCACAGTTGTTGTAAAATTAGACCAGTAAGTTCTCTTTGCATTTTCATTGTTAGTATCATTGTTAACATTATTGTTACCATTGATCATATTTGTATATCCGGTTTTAATTTTAATTCCTTCAACGAATCCGTTTTGTTGCACTTTTTGAACTATATCAGTAGTATGCAATATCACATAATTCATTGGTGTAATAACGTATGTTAATGCGATAATGTTATAGTCTAAGCAAAAAGTTCCAAGAATTTTATTATTTATAAATACAATATCAACAAATAGTGATTGGAAAACATTATCAATATTTGTTACTCTATTTTCTTGTTGATTTAATTCATTGACTTTATTACTTTTTATTTGATTAAGAATTTCTTCTAAAGATGATTTCCTGTCCTCCATGAATTTAATAAAATTTCTACTATACAATACATACAAAATTACACGCACAAATCTAATAATTGTACCAAAAAAGAACCCACCAAAATATTTAATTATTCCATCGAAAACAATCAGACTACAAAATGATACCCATCCTGATACTAATGATAGATTGGATTTATAATTATTTATATTTTCTGATTTCGAAGTATCGTTGCTTGGTTGTAATTCATTATTATAATATTCAATTGCGCTGAGATATGCAAGTCCTGCAAAATACAACATTGTAAGAATCGAAAAATCAACTATTCCAAAAAAAATACAAGCAAAAAATCCGTATCCCATTATATGGTTTACATATTTTTTATTTTTTTGTACTTTATAAAATGTAGAAAATTGACTAAATAATGATTCGGCTGTTGAAATTGCTGTAATTGTTTGTTCTGTAAAATTTGTTTCCTCTGAATTATTTGTATTATCCGTCATGTTTTAATAAATGGACTTTGTGACTTATACTGATGATGTAATTATTGTATGACACTTATATTTTATTCATTGTAAAATTCAATTTTTAATTTATTCTTCAGATTTTGTAAATTAACATAAATAAATCAAACTAATTTTCGGCTTCTTTAATAACCTTTTTTTTAGTTGCTTTTACAATGATTTTTTTTGGTTCCTTTGTTTTTGTTGTTTTTGTTGTTTTTGTTGTTTTTGTTTTAGATGTTTTGGACATTTTATCGTTTAAATCGTCCAAAGATAATTCATCTTCGTTTGTATTTTCTAAATGTTGCACCATTGGATCACCAGGAATAATTTCAGAAATAATTTCAGGAATAATTTCAGGAATAATTTCAGGAATAATGGGTGCTCTAGCAGTTGTACACAAAATATCAGCGTGAACCAATCCAGTAGCTTTAATTCTTTCTAAATAAGTATAGCGTTGTGATCTGTCTTTTATCATAATTAATGTTTCTAAATTAGGTTTTAAATTCCATTCTTTTTCTAAATAATCAATAAATTCGTATTGATTATTTGCCACTGCATTATCGTATATCATACTATCGGCATAATTTTCTGTTTTAACTAATTCGATAGCTTGTTCAGATGTCATAGTTATAGTCGTGTTCAATTTAATTCTTAAATCGTAGTGAACACTAGAATTTAATTTTATTTTATCGATATATACTAACGGAAACTTTTCTGTTTTGTGACATATTTTATATAATTCGATATCATAATTAATCCCATATTCGTCGATATTATTTATCGCAATGTTTTTACTTAAAGCGACTTCAATCGTACCCAAATCAATCAAAAGACCATTCGCAAGTAATAAATCGAATATTTCTCGGTTATCATATAATAATGCTCCAACACAATCTCTATCCGGTAATGCTTTCATATCAAATAATTTTTTCAATATATTTTTGTGTGATGATCCACAGGCATTTACTAAACATTTTTGACTAAATATATTTATTTTTGTAAAAATTGCATCGAATAATTTTTCATCCCCTTTCTTGCATGCAGTTTCGAGATCGTTTAATGTTGGGGCATATTCATTTGTATTAACTAAATAATCAACTATTGAACTATATATTTCGAGATATTTATTTGTATTTCCGCTATTATAAGAATATTGATATATAGTCAATGATGCGACATATACACCTGATACATTTTTGCTATTTTGCCGACTCAATAATTCGTATAATTTAGTATGTATCGGTAATTTATATTTAATAGCCATTTCTATTAAAAATTTAACATTTTGCATGACGATGGGTGAAGTACTATTATATTCGTCATCGAAATATGACAAAGAAATTTTATTATTCGCGAATAACTTTTCGATATGTATGGAAATTACGGGATAATTAAGTTGTGTGAAATAACATTGCGTAAAATACATTCTTCTTATCAATTTTTTTACTAAATCTTCTGTCATTTCAATACCATTCTCTAACATTAAGAGAATAAAATCATCTAATTGATAAGTATTTTGTTCATATCCTTTACTGTAAATATTGTAATCTTTTTGTGTATCTTTTCCTGAAATATTTCTCTTAAGTACCTCATCAATATGGATCATTTTTGGTACAATTTTAAATTTATCCAAAAAGTTTTTCATATTTGCTAAATTAAACACCGATGCCTTACAAATAGTTAATAAATCTTTATCGGTTGCGGTATTTTCTTTCAGTAATAAATTGATACCCTTGGAATAACCTTTTGTAATAAGATCATTTTGTTGTTTTGTCGTCAATTTATAACCAAGAAGAATGAGATTATCGACCCAACTAAAAACTGTATCTTTTTTTATAGATTTGATTGCAAGTGTGACATTTTTTTCTGATAATAAATGTCTTTCAGTTATAATATCCAAGATTTTTTCACCGTAATTGCCACCAATAAGTGATCGTGATGCTCCTACACATAATTTTGTAAATAATTTTGTTAATTGATCATCTGTTAACAGTCTATTTTCTTTCTTTAGTTTATCAAATACATTTTCGATATCGAGCTTTATTTTTTCCGAATAGCCATAATAGTGTCCATTTAATATATCATCGACAGTTTCAGCACGTACTTCTCCATAGCGTCCTCTATACATTTTAGTTATTAATATTTACATCAATTTAATTTATAAGAATATTAATTTTAGGAATAACAAAATCAATTTTTTATTAAATAAATTAAATAAATAAAGTTATTTGTTTGTGGTAAATACAACATTCACAAAATCCTCAAAGTCCATGAAATTTAAATACTTATCTTTTTGACACCCTGAAACTTCGCTCAATTCATCATTAATCAATACCATCATCTTATTTTCCTTATCAAACAAATCTTTTTTATTAAAATAAGACATTAAATTTTGCTTTAACTGATTGTATGTCATTTTGACCGGTGTTGTCGCCTTTGGTCCATCTTTTCCAAGAATTAATTTGCATAATTTAGCACCGAGAGTGATTGTTTGCCGGGGTTTTATTTCTTCTGTCGATGGTGTCAATTTTACCAACGGATATTTTTCTTTCACTTCAGGAATTTCTACCTTATTTTCTGATTTTATTTCTGTTTTATTTTCTATTTCAGAAGTTGTATTTTCAGATTTTTTCTTCCTTGATACAACAATAATTTTACCTTTTTTTGCTTTGTTTTCAACAGGTTTTTTTTGTTTAATTTCTTCAATGGAATCATCATCTTCTATATTTTTAAGAATACTATCAGCGATTTTGTCTACAACTAATTTATTATCTGGAATCACATAATCATTTTCATAATCTACCAACTCATCCTCTTTATTATCATTAGAATTATCATCTTTTATTTCTTCATCCTCATCACTATCATTATCTTCGTCTTTATCATTTTCATCGTCTTGATCATCTTGATCATCTTGATCATCTTGATTATTTTGATCATTTTTATCATTTTGATCATCAGTATCTTCATCAGAGGCGGAATCATTTTTTTTATTTTTAGTTTCTTTCGAACCATTAGATGTTTTATATTCTGCCATTAAATATTGCAGACTTCTATTGCCAATTGTATTAGCCAATGTATCAATTGCTTCGATAGTTACGGGAGCACCTTTTGAAACTAAAAATTTAAGTGTTTGTATATTACTTTTAAATTTACATGAAGCGACTAAACAAGCTGCAGTGGGTTTGATTCCATCGTTGACCAATTTCTTTATGTTTGATAAATTACCTGATTGTTTACAAGCGATTTCTAACATTTTTGGAGTTTGCATGACATTTTTGACGGAATAGGGATGAAAGTTTTTCTCGGCACACATTTCAAAGTATTTCTCATCAAGAGTTATATTAAAACTTTCGAAGTTATTTATTTTAACTTGTGCTTGTGTGGCCAGTAATACATCTTCATAATCTGGAATATATCCGTAAGCTGTTAAAAGATCGATCACCTTACCAGGTTCCGGTTTAGATCCACCATCATTATCATAATAACGTCCGACTACTCGTCCCTTCCAATCATAATATTTTAAATTTTTAAGACCATCAATAACATTTTTAAAACATTGTTTAGTCGGAAACATTTTTAATTCTAGGAAAAATTTAATTATGTCTTCACTACAAACCAAACACGCCTCTTCCAAATGTTCCTGTTGTGGGGCGACACCCATTGTAATAATTGTTTTCACCATTGCAAGACTTTTTTTCTTTATAGCACTTACGAGTGTCTCATTTGTTGGGACAACATTTCGTGATAAAATATTTGCTACGATTGTTTCTAAACCGTTTTCAATAGCTCTATTTAAGTGACCAACTGTAACATTTATTTTATTATATTTACTTAATGATTCACAAACATGTACTTTCTTACTTTCCAATGCTTCGATAAATATGTTGGGATCAATATCATATTCGTAATGAATAATTTTATTGAATGCATCCTGATTATCTGATGCAATTAAATATTGCATGGATAAATATGACGGTGCTCTAAATGCAATTAGTAATGATAACGAATTGATATAATTTTCCGTTTGTTTTATACATTTTCCTTCACCATAATAATAATATCCTCCTCCCGATTTTTGTAGATAATCAATGTAGTCATCAAGAATTGAATTATCGAGTTGTCTATTCGCATCAATTACTGCAATTATTTTATTATTTATCGCCTTGCACTGTGTGTGCGAATTACCACATTTTTGTGATAACATTTTTTTAATATCATCATTAACTTTTTTATCTTCATTATTTTGATTATATTCATTATTTTTATTATTTTCGTAATTATATGATTGACTCATTATACGTGATAGCAATTTAAACATATTATTTGCCTCACTTAATGATATTATTTATTTGAATAATAATATATCAATTTTTTTTATAATTTTTACTGTTATGTATTTGATAAATTAATTATTTGTAAATTTACTGCTTCTCAGAGTTGGGAATAATAATACATCACGAATATTATCTCTATCACTTAACAACATTGCAAAACGGTCTATACCCATACCAAAACCTCCAGTTGGAGGTAATCCGTATTCTAGTGCTTTAATAAATGTGTGATCGATATCTTGTGCTTCATCATCTCCTTGTTTTTTTGATTCCATTTGACTCTCGAATGTTTTTCGTTGAATTATTGGATCATTTAATTCAGTATATGCATTACAATATTCTACTCCCAACACAAACAATTCAAAACGTTCCGTGAGTTGTGGATTATCTCTATGTAATTTAGCGAGAGGTGACATTATAGATGGATGATTAATTAAAAATGTTGGGTTGTGACATTGTGATTCAACAAATCTTCCGGCAAGTTTATCTATAAGTCTCGCTGTTGTTCTCGGATTACTGCATTCGACACCAAATTTGTTGCACATTTCCGCAAGAAATAATCTTGTTTCCTCACTACTAATATCGGTAGGAATCTTTTGTCCGATACCGTTTTCTATTTCTTGCATAATATCAAGTCGTTTGAACGGTGGTGTGAAATCAATCTCTTTATTTTGGTACATAAATTTAAGAGAACCCTTTATTGATTCCACAATTTGACACATCATTGCCTCACATAGCGTAAATAGATCATTATAATCCAAGCCCATAATGTAAAATTCAAGACTTGTAAACTCTGGATTGTGAGACAAGTCACATGATTCATTTCTGAATTGAGATCCTATTTCATAAACTCTTTCAAAGCCTCCGACGATTAACTGCTTAAGAAATAGCTCCGGAGCAATTCTCATAAACATATTCATTTTAAGATCATTATGGTAAGTAGTAAATGGTTTTGCATTTGCTCCTCCTGCTTGTCCCGAAAGAATAGGTGTCTGTACTTCAATAAAATCCAAGCCATCGAGGAAATTTCTGATTTGCTTGATTACTTTTGTTTTTACTATAAATGGATTTCTTGATGTCGGATTAACAATCAAATCAAGAAAACGGTTATTTGCTCGCAATTCAGGATCTGTTATTCCAAAATATGATGACGGTAATTCGTGTAGGCAGGGCAGGGAGCACAGCGAATTAATTGTGTTACATATAAACTCTTTTCACCCGTTTTTGATCTCCCTGGATGTCCTTTGCCACCAACTATATCTCCTCGTTTAATTTCTTTTAAAATATATAAAAATTCTTCAGAGGATTTATAAAACATAAGATTAATCAAAAACTGAACTTCAACACCATTGCTCATAACTGTCATGAAAATAAGTTTTTTACCAGCTGTGCGTAATAACATAACACGACCCATAATCGCTTCTTCAATATCGACAAGGAATGAATTATTTGGTATCGTTTCATTCATCTTATTAAATTCAATGTGTGTAATTGGTTTGGTTACATCTTCTGTGTTAGTGCTATTAACATTTTTTGCGAAATATGTTTGTTCGATAAATTCTTTTATTGATTTAGTGGTACTGAATAAATGAGGATATGGATTTACATTGTTTTTCTTCAAACCCATTATCTCTTTTAAACGTGTATTGTAATAATCACCATTGGTATTGTTTGCACCATTCTCAATATTTTCACTAGTATTTTTAGAATAATTTGTATTACTCGACATAATTATACAACAATAATCATAAACAAATATTTATTTACATATCAATAAACAAAAAAATCAAATTTATTTATTGATAAACAAGTTTGTGAGTTATTTGGGTTCTACATTTATCACAGACTGACAATTTTGCTGCACATGATACACACGTTTTGTGTCCACATGGAGTAAATATTACTTTATTTTTATTTGCACAACAAATTGAACATGCTTCGGGATCACGCATAGTGCATAATATATCTTTATGTTTGAGATAAGAATCATCTATTTTTATTGCAGAATTGTAATATGTGTAATGTATGCGTGTCTTAAATCTATTATCAACTGTTCCGAATTCATCGTCTTTTTTGAAGTCATCAAATTGTTTGTTATCCGTCATGTATCTATATGATGCAAGTTGTATATCCATTGCAAAACATAAACAGTTCATTCCCAATAGTTCGTTAGTTAACAATATATATTCTTTTGTAATATATTTACTGTCAATAAGTAATTTAACACTTTCTGGTTCGTACATTATCGCTAATATGAATGCATTCAATGGTCTATTTTTGTTATCGATATTTACTTCGTTTAGTGCATCTACCATATATACATCACTGTATAATAATTCACGAACTGATTCAATATTGTATCTACAAGCAATTTGTATATAATTTGCCATATAATTTTCTACTCCATTATCATCTTCGATTTTAATTAAATCATAACAATTATGGAGATCAACGTTACCAGTTTTGAGTAATGGTTTGATTGATTTTGGTTGCCATCTACAAGCCAATGCGAAACATTTTGTGAAATCATATTTTACCAATTCAGGATTAGTCAATAATAATTGTAAATTATCTGGGTTATGCATTGTTGCTTGCTCAAATATATTTGTATTGATATTTTTTGATATATCGATCTTATTCAATAGTTGTTTTAAAAATTCCACATCAATTATTCCGATTGATGATGACAATAGTGATTCACCATCTTTATTTGTTTCCAATAGCATTGTTTCATCTAATAAATTGTATTTTTCGTGTAATTCTTTAATTTCCTTATTGAATATATTGTATCCCTTGCTTTTAACAATCATCATCAATACATTGTTTCCCGAACTATCACATTGTATCAATAGAGCTTTTAGTAATACTATATTACGTTCCTTGTAGATTTCAATAATTTTTGTAATATCATTGAAATATTCGTGGTTTATTAAAATATGCATAAACGATTTACCTAATTTATTGGTAGCTAATAATAGTTTATCAATGGATTCTAAGGTATCTGATTTTTGTTCCGTGAGTAAATATGTTATTAGATCTGGATATAACGCAAATTTATGCAATATTGATCCGTCATTATTATTATTAAATTCTATTTCAGTCAAAGTTTTTATTTCAATCAACGAAATAATTCGTTTTATATATTGGGGATTATTCAATTCCCTGACGAGTTTGTAATTATCCATTTTGACTGTAATTTTATTAACAAATCCGTTGTCAAACAAATATTTCATTCCACTATTTGATTTCGTCATATTGATGATTGCTATTTTATCAAGATGTTCCATTATTTCTATATTGAAATATTTTGATCCACACAAGATACGTACTTTTTCTGATTTTATTTTAATACAATTAGAGATATATGTTATCATTTTGTCATTTGAAAATATGTATTGTAAATCGTCATCAGTGATCACATTATTAGGATTAGTTATAATGTATTCTAGTAGAATAGTATCATCTTTATTTTCTTTAGTGATAGACACATTATTTGACGATGTTATTTTATTAATAATCAATAGTAACATATCCTTAGTTATTACTCTCTGTTTAATTAATCCAATTACCATATTTGGTGCAAATTTATGGAAGTGTTCCAATAATGTCGTTCCTTTGCTATCGACAGAATATAAAGACTTTTCTGTTACCAAATCATAATGTTCGAATATTATTTTAGAATTAAAATATAACAGTGTTTGTGTTTTATCTTTTTGTAATAACATTTTTTCTACATCCATTTTGAATGTATCTTTTAACACATCCAATAATCCACTATTATTTTTGATTATAAAAATTACTAATTCTGGTTCAAACATATCTTCAGATAATACATTGTATTTTACTAAATGTTCGAATACATCGCGACAAACACTATAATCTCTTGCTATTAATGTCATGATGGGTGTTACATTTTCATTATCCGTTATGACGTTGATGCTACCTAATAAATTTTCTTTATATAATTCATCAACCATGATATTGATATCACTAGATGAATATTTTTCCATCAATATATGCAATCCAGATTTATTTTTATTAGAGTCATTACCAGTAAATAATATGTCGAATCCGCATTTTCTCAACAATTTTATAACATCATCAATATTAACATTTAAGTCAAGTATTTTTTGGATAATTTGTCTACTTTGGTCATATATGATAGAGTTACCTTGACTATTATTTTTTTCGTACGCTTCCATATATTTCATTAACAATGTTACATTTGGATATTTATACATTATATCAAGAGCTGATTCCTTATCCGAAGATTTTTGAGTTAGCATTTCGCAACTGAAATATTTATTGTTAGCAATTTCATTTACAATATTATAATTGCGAGTTTTATATGCAACAAGAAGACAATTTTGTCCACGATTATTTTTGTATTGTAATATTTCTTTATCGACAAATTCTGAATTTATTAAATGTAAAATGACATTATTGTCATATTTCCATAATAATGTCATCATAATAATGTTAGCATATTGATCAAATCTCAAATCATAAATCTTTTTATTTAAGTGTTTGTGTGTTAATAACATTGTGCCTAATTCTTTGTCTGCGAAATGATTTGCTAAAATTGAGTGTTCAATCAAATCATTATAAACGTCGGCTGTGAACCCTGAAAGATTAAATAAGTAAGAAGCTATCAATTTGGAATCTTTTTTAATTAGCATGTTTGAATTATTTAAAATATTGATCAAATAAGATGATTGCTTCCCATTTTTATTTTTTCTGAAAAACATACTATGATCAAAATCTTTCCTTTCTTCCAATAACACATTGAGTTTATCAATAGTTTTAACATTGTATAATATCGATGACGTATCATCTTGATATTCGTCAAAACTGTTCAATAAATATGTAGAAACATTTTCATTTTTTATAATCAATCTAAATTGTTCTGTTGTTAATTCATAAGGTTTTGGTAAAAATATTAGAACAACACCATCAGTTACATAAAAATTCATGAGTTCTTTTGTAAACATATTTTTTTCTAGAACATAATCAAGGAAAAATGAATTGGTTGATATGAGTCTTGATAAAAGATTATGTTCATTAATTAATTGATCATTTTTAATAATGTTTGTTTTTAATAGATTTTCAATTGCTCCGGGTTTATCCTCATTCAATAGGGTTTCGATTAGTTTCACGACGTCTGTTAATAATTTTTTTTCTATTATTTTTGGAAGATAATTTGGTGATCTATTAATACATGCCGTAATGAAAGATGGACATGATGAGGCAACTGTATCATCAAATTGATTGCAATCAATAATTGAGTCAATCAAATCATTTGTAATTTCAGCATCTTCGCCAACAGAAAGACAGTCAACAAGTTTTTCTAATATTGTTTTACCACTATGGCTTCTTGTGAAATGATTTTTCTTAATGAATTTTGATTTTATTAGGAGTATAAATGATCCCTGCGAAGTGTCAAACATTTTATGTAGATACTCGATGTGTTTTTCAACCAAGTCATTAACAATACTTGTCATTTTTTCATCTGTATCACTTTCTGAAATTATTTTTTGAGCGACATTGCTCGACGTAAATATGATGTCGAATAAGTTTCTTTGTGGAATACTACCCTCAATGGGTTTAATTAATAAATCTGCATTAAAGAATGTAGCGTTAAAAAGCGGTTTTATCATATTAATAGTGAGTCTATTGTATAATTTACGTGTCATGAAAGTGTTTTCATCGATATAATCGTTTTCTAATAGTAATTGGTGCATATTACCAATATTATTCATATAATCATACATAGTTTGGTTTGCGAGATTTCTAACTGTACCCACACTCTTTGGTAACAAACTTGATTTCAATAACAATTCAATCGCTTTTTGTGATCCGTGAATGCAAGCAATAATTAATATAATATTTGCATTTATATCTGGTTTCATTAGATACTCAGCGGTAATCACATTTTTTGATAGTAAATATTCGAGAACGTATGGACTCGAATACATTGAGCTAAAGTGTAAAACATTCATTTTAGTTGTGGAATTTGTATATTGTAGTATTTCCTCAACAGATACAATATTTTCATCAAACAGTTGCATTAATCCTCCTGTGTAAGCCAATATATCGAATGGTGTGATCGATACAGTCAATGTTCCAATTTTTTTTTCCATCATTCCTTTTTTTAAATAATCTTTCGAATAATACTTAATTAATTCAATCAACGACTGAATGTTACTGCATGCACTAATGAAACAATTACAGCCATTTACATCCTCCATTAGAAGAATTTCTTTTTTTATATTTTTTGATAAAAATTGGATTAAATGAGGCGCTGTGTATATACTCAACATTAAAGCAATCCATGCAAATTTATCATTAATATCAACATTCCACAACAAATTATTACCCACTGTATGAGTAATAATTTCAGATGTTATGTAATAATATTCATTAATAAAACTTTGTGCCTCTGCAGAAATTAATTCATCTGGTGGTATACTCGAACATATTTTTGTTGGTATATCGAATAGAGTTGCAAAATTGGAATCAAATCCATCACCATCTTCCATAACATCATTCAATGATGCTGTATCACTATTCAATAGCCATCTTTCCACTGTGTTTTCATAATTTTGCGTATTAGATAATGTCGTAGCCAAAGTGTCATATAACACATTGTTATATAAAGGTTGTGGTTGTGGATTAGGTGCAGCCATAAAATGATTTATTTAATATATTTTTGTGAATAGGGTTAAACTATATCAAATTATTATATATAAATACCCATATTATTGTTATTATGCTAATTGATTTTCAATTATTTTTAATTTACATCAAATCATTTAAATAAACTTCAAATTAAAAATTGAAGTTTATTGTATTTAGATTACATTATTGTACAATAAATTAAGATAAATAATACCTTACAATAATGGAATCGCCTACACTGTCATATGATTTGGCTACATTAATCGACTTTATTTCTACAAAAATTATTGAAGCTTTTCAAAAGTCAAAAATCAATACTGATGAATGGAGTCCACTAATTACAAAAAGTACTTTTCCAGATGTCGATTATGCAGTCACAAATATTGGTCAATTATTTAAAAAAAATGATAAGCATACAGTTATCAGAATACTTCCAGTTGTTGCCGCATTTATGGGAGAAACTGATGAAACTAAATATTATGCAACATATGCAGTAAATTTATTTCTTAATATTAAATTAACACGATTATTTTTACATAATCAACTAAAGTATTTATTATCTTCAAATAGTATTGTTAAACAAACAACTGAACCATTAAATATTCTAATTGATTATTCATCACCAAATGTTGCAAAAGATCTACATGTCGGACATTTGCGATCAACAATTATCGGCGACGCTATCGCAAATATTTTTGAATCACAAGGACATAATGTTCATCGTATTAATCATATAGGAGATTTCGGACTACCGATTGGTATGATTATTGAATACATTATATCAAATGGATTGGAAAGTAGAATTAATGAATTAAAATTACAAAAAATATATACTGATGCAAAAAAATTATTTGAATCAAATGAAACATTTCATACAAATTCATATAATAATACTGTAATTCTTCAAAATACAACGGAATCAGACAATGATAACGATGTCTATCGCATATGGAAAAAAATATGTGCTTTATCCAGGAGTCAATATGAAGTGATTTATAACAAACTAAATGTTGAGATCCAAGAAGTTGGAGAAAGTTTTTATAAAGATATGATTCCAAATGTTATTAACGAATTGGATGCCATGGGACTAGTTGAAATCGATGAGGGTAGAAAAATTGTAAATACAGAATATGGGTCACTTACTATTATAAAATCTGATGGCGGTTTTACTTACGATACAACTGATCTTGCTGCTATACGATATAGATTGGTTGATCTAAATATGGACCAAATTTATTATGTTGTTGATTCGGGACAATCTGCCCATTTTCAACAGTTATTTTCAGTGGCACGCAAAATGGGTTGGACAAATAGTCAAAACTCAAACTCACAGAAACATATCGAACATATTAATTTTGGTGTTGTATGTGGTGCAGAAGGTAAGAGAATTAGGGCACGTGCTGGTGATACACCCAGATTAATTGATCTGTTAGATGATTCATATGATGAAGCATTAAAAGTTATGATGGAAAAAAATCCATCTCTTGTAGCTGATACAAAATTAATAGAAAATTTGGCATTTTCATCAATTAAATATGCGGATCTTGCTGTAAATAGAAAAAGTGATTATACATTTTCTTTTGAAAGAATGTTAAGTTTCAAAGGAAATACATTGTCGTATGTGATGTACACACGCGTAAGAACAGGAGCCATTCTCAAAAAATTAGCTTTGGTTAATATGAGTCAAGATGAATTAATAAAATATATCAATGGTTCTTCGAATATCGATGAACTAGAAAAAACTGATTATGATTTAATATCTATGATGATGGGATTCAATGATGTAGTCAATAAAGCATCTATGGGTTATCCACATAATATTTGTTCATTTTTACAAAATTTATGTGATACAATCAATGCTACATATACATCGAACAGATGTTTTAAGTTTGATTCGGATAATAAAATAATTAGTTCTAATTTGTCTCGTTTAGCTTTATATTTGTGCATTAAAAAAATTCTCGATAAAGGATTTGAACTACTCGGTATTCAACCAATTGATGAATTATAAATTAAATTTTCTTTATTTATTTTTATAATTTTTATCTATAGATTCTACCGGTATAGCGACCTCCAGTAGACCAAAAAATATAATCATCACACAAAACAGCCTTTTTATAAAGATCTTTTGTTTCTTTGTCAAGATAGGGTTCAAATTTAGAATATGATTTATTAAGCGTTTTCATCATTAAACCTATCTTTTCTTTTATGCACCAGTGTTTCAAATTCTCACTAAAAACATTTTTTTTATCATATATCCAATCAAAATGATGTTCAATCATTACATCTGCCACGTAATAGTTTAAAAATAAACTATCATCTGATGGTCTGACATTATTTGTTGTACAAAAATTCCAATCATGATGAGGTTTATATATGATGTCAATTTTATTGATTTGTTTGAATTCATCGAATGTGCAATCTAAAATTTCACATAGTTCATCGTACTCGTGTATATTAACAATATATTTCAAAATATATTTCCCGAATGATGCCAAATCAATATAATTTTCTTGATGAACCTTATATAATTTCATAGATTTAATAGTCTCTTTGATTGATTCCTTTTTGACCTCAGACAATGCCTTTAATCCAAGGAATAGTAAAAAATAATTCCATTCATCGATTTTATATAAATGCGAGAAAAAAATATGCTGGAGTGAATGAATGTTTGTTGATTTGTAATATTTTTTATACAACCACATACATAAATTCACAATAAATGGTGGATTATTTTTATTTTTGACTGTTTGTATAATCAAATTATTAATAGTGGGACAGATTATAACATTGTAAATCCAAATAAAAAAATCCATGATTGACACAAATAAAGTTTTGTTTCAATTATAATGGAATAAAAATATATGTATTCCGGATAATAATGTGATGCATAATATAACTATTTTATCAATTTTTTGATGTTTATAAATTAAAAAATATACTTAGATCCCATCAACCCAAGTATTGAATGTATCTTTTTTGTCTCTGGCATTTGTACGTTTGCGTTCGTTGATAATTTTGTTTCCACGTGCTTTTCCACCAAATTGTTTTTTGAGTTTTTTGTCTTCGATTTTTTCGTCATTTGCATCATCGATTCTGTTAGGATTTTCAGGAATATCGCTAGATTCATCATCATTACCGTCTTCAGGATCACTATCGGAACCAGATTTAGATTCAGATTCATTTTCGTTTTCTGATCCAGATTCGCTCGCATCGAGTGCATCAGAAAGTTCCTTGTTGAGTCCTTTCTTTTTGGGTTCTGAATCAAGTTCTTTCTTTTTTGTTTCCGGTACGAGAATTTTAACTTCTTTTTTCTTTTTATCCTTATCGATTTCATCCTGTTTCTTCAGCTTATTCATTTCCTCAAAAAGTTCATCATCACTATTGTTCTCGACATCATCATCGAATGTGATAGCAGAACCACCTTCATCATCTTTTCCAAAATCAATTTCACCCATTACACGAAGTTGTTTACTTTCGTCTGGTTTGTATTTGTGAACAATGATATATTCACCCAGATCAAATTGACACATAACAATATCGCCAATATTAATCCAATACTTCTTACGCATTTTTCCACGCATGATCGCCCTCTCTGATTTTCCGTTGATTGTGACCTCAAAAGATGTACCTAGCTTTTTATTAACCAAACCATAATAACAGTTTGGATTATCTGCAATGACAGGCAACGTTTCATCGGCTTGTGTACGTTGTCCCTTTTTACCACTCTTGTACTTATTACCACCACGTGTGTTAGGCATTATTATACTGTTTTTTATATAAGTTTGTTATGTCCTTATGTGTTTATCGCCTATAAATAGTGTATGAGACTTATACGAAATAATAAAGAAACGTCAGTCACTTGAATATTCAATTTTTATACTATAAAATAATTCTGAAAAATATACTAGATACATAAAATGTATACTTATTCAATTATTTCTGCATCCAAAATAAAATGATTGGGATATTTTTTACAACACAAGTTTAGTTTTAATCCATTGAAATAAGTATCATTTAACAAAAATTGTTCAAAAGTCATATATTCGTGTGTATTGAGAGAAATTTGAAAGGTATTTTTTAAATTTTTAATTGTTTCAAACATTTTTTCAGTTATTTCTTTCCTTTTTTTAGAATTTAAATATACATTATACATGTAACTAGTTGTTTTCATGTTAATGGTTTTGTATAATTCTGATTTTCCGAAAAATAAATTATCAAAAAATCCGATATTCTCAGGAAACATTTCCCATGATACAGATATATATCGAGTTTTTATAGACATCCATTGTTTATTTTTCGTTTGTATCGTATAAGGATATATGGTTGTATAATCATCGGTAAAATTAATAATAAAGCCTTTCAATCTCGGATCATTTTGTATTATTTCCATATATTTATTATTTGTTAATGTGTTAACTACTTGATCTTCTGTAATATTTTTGTTACCAAATGAATTAATAATCGGATAGCACATTGATTCCAAAACTAGATTACCATTTAGACGATTATTACAACGCTTTATAAAAGGCCATTCTGTCTCACATTCACCTAATAAAAATATTAATGAAGCACTAGTTTGATATTCTTCATATTTAAAGCCCGATTTCCCAAATAATTTATCAATATTAAATTTTTTACATTCATCATTTGTAAATTCTGTTAGTTTCTCTACAATTGTGTCTGCGACTAATGAAGCTATATTTTTACGTAATTCTTTTGCTTTTGTCATTAAATCGGGAACAAATTCTTTTGTATTTGTACTCGAATATTTTTCTATCATAGTGTTTACATTTCCTGTTAACGGATTATTTTTGATAATAAGTTGTGTTTCATTTGAACAATTATAGGATGGAGGACTTGTCATCTCTGTATAAGACATATTTATATTGAAAGTTTTATATCAGAAATGAATATATACATATTCACAAAATAAATAAATCAATTTTTTATTAAAAAAAATGTTTTTAATTAATAAATTTAAAATTTTGTATGATATAGCTTTTTCACTTATCAATAGACATGGATCCTTTTTCTGCTTTTTCTTTCTTTTTTTTTTCTTTTTTTTCTTTTTTCTCTTTGGCTTCATCACTCTCTTTTTTTAGATCATCATCTGTTTTTACTGTACCATCTGGATTAACAAACCGTTCAAATTTAATAAAAATATCTTTATGATGTTTAACATTATAACTTACAGAATCTTTTGCTTTTTGTTGTCTTTCTGAAGGACTTTGTTTAATATGTGATAATCCAGATGTAGTATCATCAGCCATAATAGATCCAAATGCTCCTAACATTGTTCGCATATTCCAAATGGCACTCCATGATTCACTATGATAACCTGAATTAGTTAAACATATTTTTTTATTAATTTCAAATCTTCCACTTGGTGTAAACATCATGTAATCAGGTGCTTTGATTGGATACTCCGGATTGTGTAAAAGTTTACCGATATAATAACCTCCTTTGTAATCTGTATCATCGGGACCTTTGACTAAAAAATACCATACTAAATTATCTTTTTCGTCGGGATATGTATCAATGAGTTCTAATGGATCTTTTTGTAACATTTTTAATTCATTGGCTAATCTCTTTTGTGTTATTTGGCTAACTGCTGTCATTTATATAATGGTATCTGAATACTTGATTTGTCTATATTATTATATAATATGTTTTTTTATCTGAATAATATAAATTCAATTTTTTTATATATTAAAATATAGGAAAAATAAAAAGTTATATGTATATGTATGTATATGTATGTGTGTATATACACATATAAATAATCTATGGTTAATATATTAGAATGGAAAATATTGAGTCCGAACCTCATAGAAAAAATAGTAAGATTTTTTCAATTGAGTCTTCTCCCCAAAAAATATATGAAAATAATTTAGGGGATGAACCAAAAATTTTTGTGGGAAATGTCCCATTCCAATGTTCGAGTGAAGATTTCAGAGAATGTTTTAAAGATGTCAAGGGATTTATTAATGCTGAAATTGTTAATAGACACAATTCAGAATTTTCTAGAGGTTTCGGTTTTGTAACTTTGAAAACAGTCGAGGATGCACAAGAACTCCTCAAGATTAATGATATGATTTTCAAAGATAGAGTATTGAGATTTACAGAATATAATTTTTATGATAAACAAAAAAATAATAATTTTACTTATAAACAAAAATCGACAAAAAATTATTTGTTTATAAAGGGAATTCCCAAAGATATTAATAGAATAAAATTAATTGAATTATTTAGTAGATTCGGCGAAGTAGGCGCCTGTTTTATTACAACAAATATTAAAACAGGTGAACCAAAGGGTAATGCAATTATTGAAATGAAAGATTCATCTGTGTATGAAAATTTGCTAGACAAAAAAATAGTCACAATTGATGCCAATCAATATGAAATAATACCATGGAAAAGTAAAACTAAACCTAATATAACACAATCTCATACATCGTATGCATCCATTGTTTCACAGCCAATACATTCAACACATTCTTCACAAGTAATAAATAAATTAAGAACCAAATCATACAATCAAAAACTCCAACGATATAATAAAATAGATTCGCAAGAAATATATAGAATGGCATTCACGCACGGTGTTAACGTGGGTAGACTAGAGGGTTTACGTATAGCAAAAACAAAATTACCCAATGACTTATCAAATAACTTGTCAAATAACTTGTCAAATAACTTGTCAAATAATTTGTCAAATAATTTGTCAAATAATTTGTCTGATAACTTGTCTGATAACTTGTCTGATAATTTGTCTAGTAAATTTTCTGACAAAAATACTTTTAATATATTCAATAATATAAATTATAATAACAACAATAGTGCTAATATGGAAATATAATATATTTGCCATCAATTGTAATTAAAAAAATTGATGAAATATCATTAAATAAGGTTGATACTTAAAATATATATAATTGAGTTTACTATAATAAAATTAAAATTAAAATTAAAATGGTCGCAATAAAGAGGTGTAAACACAATGTTGTTGACAAACGTACTGGCAGAAAACGTATATGTAAATTAAATGCTAATAACAATGATATTCATTGTTATATCCACAAAATTAGTAAAAATAATAGCAATAATAACAATGATAACAATGATATTGTTAACGATATCATTGAAGAAGGTAAATGCTGTTTTTGTAAAAATGATTGTAATCCATTGTCACAATCATGTGGAAGATGTGCAAGATCGTTGAGTTGGTATGGATTTTTACCAAATTACGGACTTGATTCTTTTCTGACATTGTACATACAAATTTTGTCTGAAAATGATAAATGATAATTTATTTATTTTTGTAAAACATTTATGTCACTTTTAATGTTTATAAAATTAGCTTAATATTTTAAATATTTAAAAAATATATTTATAATTCAATTATATAATTGTCAGTAACCAACATGACCGATACAACCGATATAAATAATATAATTGATAGACGTATACAGAACGATCTGAATGATTTCAATGGCAAATATAATAAAGAAATGCTAAATAAAATGGAAAATATCATGATGACAAATAATAAATTTACTGTTTCAATGATCAAAATTGTTATAAAAGATGGTATTATAACTGCACATAATACAGAAGGAGATAATCGGAAAAATCTCATTGTGCGTCTTTTAGTGGAAACAGTCAAATACATGTCATCAAAAAATAAAAAAATGCCTAATACTACATTATATATATATGTCAGTGATGTCTATGCATTTGAATATCAGGACATACCATTTTTTGTTCTTGCTAAACCTAGAAACAGGACTGGAATTTTATTTCCCGATAACACATTTCTTTGTCATCCTCTCATTTCTGAATGTGATAAATGGGATTTTATTAAAAAAACGGTTAAACAAAAATGTGAAAAAACAATTAAAATAAATGAAATATATTTCAAAGGAGCTAATACAGGAAGTACAAAACATAATTTACGGTATTTATTATCTATTGAGTCAAAGAAGTCAAATAAAAAAATACCCCTAAATGTAATTATCGGAGAGAAACGATTGCCCATGTATGCATTCTGTAAATATAAATATTTATTAAATCTTCCAGGTCATCAACCATGGAGTTATAGATTTAAATATTTATTTTTAATGAAATCTTTAGTTATTGATGTCGCTGTTAGACAACATTATAGTGAGGAATCGTATAATGAAAAATGGATTAATTTCTTTGATGATGTATTTATAAAAGGTATTGATTTTGTTGAACTAACATACGATTGGTATGAAAATAAAGATAATACCAACGAATACAATTTATTATTAAAAAATATAGAAGAAACATATGAATATTATGAAAAAAATAATGATGCATACAACGAGATGGTTGAAAATGGAACTAATAAGGCAAATATAATTACAAATGATTTAGTTTATGAAACGGTATACAAACTTGTTAGCAAATATGCTGATCGGTTTAATTAATTATAATTGTACAATTAATCTATGCTAAATATATAAAATGAGTGAATCAGTCGATTCAGTTAATATAATTAATGATCGTATTTCTAAGGATCTGGATGATTTTGAAAATAAATATAATAATAAATCATTAAATAAAATGGAACAAATTATGATGACAGATGGAAAATATAAACTTTTTATACTCAAAATTATTATAAAAAATGGAAAAATTTATTCACATAATACACAGGAAAAGGAAACAGATCGGAAAAAAATAATACTCGATCTTTTAACACAAACCTCTAACTATTTAAATAAAAAAAATAAACATCTCCCGGACACTACATTATATATATTTACAGGAGATACATATACGTATAAATATCAAGATATGCCATTTTTTGTTCTTGCAAAACCAAAAAATAGAAAAGGCATATTATTTCCTGATAATACATTTTTGTGCCATCCTCTCATATCTGAATGTGATAATTGGGATTATATTAAAGAAATCGTTCAACAAAAATGTGAAAAAACATCTAAAATAAATGAAATATATTTCAGAGGAGCAAATACAGGCCTTAATACACATAATTTACGGTATCTATTATCTGTTGAATCAACTAAGTCAAATAAAGAAATACCATTACATGTCATCGTAGGACAGGGACATATTCCTATGTATGAATTCTGTAAATATAAATATTTATTAAATCTTCCGGGTCATCAACCTTGGAGTTTTAGATTTAAATATTTATTTTTAATGAGATCGTTAATTATTGATATTGCTATCAAGCAACATTATAAGGATGCTAGCGAAGAATCACAAAATGAAAAATGGATTAATTTTTTTGATGATATATTTATAAAAGATATTGATTTTGTTGAACTACCGTACGATTGGTATGAAGGGAAGGATAATAATAAAAACTACAATAAATTATTGGAAGATATTGAAAAAACATATAATTATTATGAAGATCATAATGATAAATATAATGCAATGGTCGATAATGCAACAAATAAAGTTAATATTATCACAAATAATTTTATTTATGAATCCGTATCTAAACTTATAGACGAGTATGCTGAACGATTTACTGATTAATTATATTTATTAGATAAATTATTATCTAACAAATCTCATAATTTTTTGGGTTAAATACTAAATTTATTGTTTATATTTTATTTAATTGCATTGCATCATTTTTTGGGAGTTTTTCTTGGAACTCTTTTTGGTTTTTCTAGATAATTTTTTGGATGATTTTTTAGAACCTTTCTTAGATCTTTTTTTTCCTCCCCATTGGTCCATTTCATCCCATATATCAGTTCTACTTAAACTAGCCTTTTTTGAACCTTTTCTAGAACCTTTTTTGGAACTTTTGCGTGGACGACCAACTCTTCTTTTTGAGGATTTTTTAGATCCTTTTGATCCTTTTTTAGATGATCTCTTTTTACCGCCATAGAGTGGTATTTCAACATCATCTGCACTTAATCTCTTTACACTTACTTTTTTAGAACCTTTTTTAGAACCTTTTTTGGAACGACCGAGTCCTCCAGTTGAACGGTTCATATATTCTGGAGTTGATTGAATCCAATGTTTATCAGCTTCAAAAATTGCATGTTCGGTGGGATCGTCATTTTTTGTTAAAACTGAAAGAGCATTAATTTTTCTGTACAATGAAAGTGGTTTAATTCCACCATTCAATGCTCTTTTTAATGCGTTGTGACGTTGAGCAACTGATAATTCTTTGACATTTTCATAACCATATGGTTTCAAGTCACCTTTGTTCAAAACGAATAATTGTTTACCATGTGGTCTACCGGTACGACTTTTAATACACACTGGTTCAACCCATGTTGCACTAACTTCGGCTGCACCGACTTTTGTGCCACTGGTTTTTTTGTAGGAACCTCTTTTATATCCTTTTTTGTAATATCCCTCGCGCAATATATATGGTGGTTCACATGTAGGAGTACCGAATTTATCACGAGCCATTTCATGCATTTTCTTCTTTTTTGCCATGATCTTTTTGTCTTTGACTGATCTTTTAAGACCTGATTGGGATGTAGCATTGATACAAGCAGCTTTTACGCTTACTTTCTTTCCTGATTTACTTTTACGAGTATAACTTTTTCTTCTAATTTGGTTTTTACCACACGAATCACTCATATTAATATTATTAATACAAATATAATACAAAATAATTATTGATCTATATTTAATTAATTAATTTTTGTAGATTAACCGCATGTGCTCACACTAAATAATAAAATTGATTTTATTTTTATTTATTTATCTTTATTGAAGTGAACATGAATTAAAATACATAATCTATCCAATGCAACGAAAATCTTTATTAGCAAGATTGTTAATAGCAATAACATCACTAATCTCGGCGTCGATTTATTTATGGAGTGCAATAGCTTACAAACATGAAGAATTTTATAAACATGTTTCACCACTTAGTGTATGTATGATTCTGTTTTATTTTAATGTTTTCATGGTTAATATTAAAATAGAGAATAATATAAAATTAAGTAAATTTATCAATATATTATTCGTATTTTGCATAGTTGGTTTTGTAGTTTTTAGTAATATCTATAATTTTTTCGTTGACAGTAGTCATCCGATAGAGACATCTATTATAAGATATTTTATGTTCGGTATTTTAGAATTTTTATATGGTGGTGTTCTGATTTGTTTGATAGCAATGGATTATGAAAGTAGACTCATGGACAACGAAGATAAATTAATAAGATTGTTTTGCTTACAATTTGCATATATAATAACGACGCTTTCTCAAGTTATTCCATTATATATGCAAAAACAAATTCCTCTTACAAATGATTTCGTCTACTTATTTTGGTTGCTTTACATTCTTGATGAAAATACTAATATTAAAAAAAAATCTATCTCACATAATTTTCCAGAAGTGACAGAATATGAAAATATTAAAGATTATGAAGCTGAAGGAAAAAAGAAATTTTTTAATAAAATGTTCGCTGTTATTTTTGTAGTTGCAACTGTCATAAGCGTTTATTTGTTTTCAGTTGTAAATTATAATGATGAAAATAACCGTGTGATATATATATTGAGAGATGTAATGTCATTTATATCAAGTTTCTGTTTTTATGGATGGTCATTATTATCATTTCATAAGGCATCGCATATTGTAATTGAGAATGAATATCGGTATGGAGCTCTCTAAAATAAATAAATAAAAATAAAGTCATATTCCATCATCGCTATCATCGCTATCATCGCTATCATCGCTATCATCGCTATCATCGCTATTATAACTGTTAGTGTCAGTTTTAATATCAAAACCAAGAAGATCAATAATTTTAGGATTAATTATTTGAATAATTAATTTATTTTTATGTTTCATCATAATGACACATTTTATTCTTACTTCTTGAAATATATTCATGGAAATAGAATGTTTTTCTGTATCTATCGTTAATTTATTATTATCAAAATTACATTTAAGCAAATGATCTAGTCCTCTTGGAACAATCCTTACATCTAAATAATTATTAATTCCATAATCTTCTGTAAATATTTTGATAGATTTCATTTCTGCATTCATGAATACAATTCGACCCTGTATTTCTATTATTTCACCATATTTTTCTACAATTTTAAATAATTTATTAGTAATTTCATTCGTATGTTCACATTTATTGTACCGTTTATGTATTAAATTAATATTTTCAATTAATTTATTATCAATGCTTGTATCATTATTTATTGATATATCAGTCAACATTCTATGAATAATAATGTCAACATACCGTCTAATTGGTGATGTGAAGTGTGTATATAATTTTTTACCCAGTGAGACATGTTCTGATTTGTCACTTTTGTCACTAATACCAATACAGTATTCTGCTCGCTCCATTAATAATGTATTTGCACGACTAATTATATTCAAATCAGTATTAGAATCAGAATTATTAATATAATCATAGTTGTATAATGTTTTTCTATGACCCTTATGTGATCGTAATATTACACCATTCGGATTACTATGCGCAATAGTTTCTGCTGCAATAACATTTGCCATAATCATATATATTTCAACCATTTTGTGTGTATCATATGTATCCAAACTGAAGTTTGGTAGATATGTTGGTCCAATTCTTTTACCGAAATCATATAAATCGATCAAACTTTTATTTTTGTTTGTTTTTATCATTTCTTCAGCACCTTCGTACGAAAGATTTTTTTTAATAATTATGTATGTTTTTATAAACTCCGTTTTCACTATTTCGTTTGTTGAACTATCAAAATTAATTAACAAACTGAAAGATCTTTTTTTAATTTGTTCTAATAATGAACACGTTTCAGTTAATCTATTTGGCAACATATTCATCTGAAGTGGATGCAAATAAACAGTTTCACCTCTTTTTCGTATTTCCTTATCAAGTTCAGAATTCTCAGGTACAAACGAACTGACATCACTGATATGTATACCGATCTCAATTATATTATTTTTATTATTTATTGGATATCTTATATGTAATGCATCATCAATATCTTTGCATCCGATTGGATCTATTGAATAAATATTGTGTAAATCATTTGTCATATCGATACGATTTACATTTTGATTGTTATGTAAATATTCATCAATTTTGAAACATTTATCGTTTTTCCATTCGATGGTACACAATATTTTTAAATATTGTGTTTCTGCATTTTGGTCTCCTAAATTACCAATATATTGTTCAATACAACCAATGGGAATTGGATCTGTTGTTTTTGTGAATTCGCCACAGAATTTGATTACTACATAAATATCGGTCGCTTGAAAATCTTTTTTTGTTTTAACATAGAAAGTTTTATAAGTATTTTCTCCAAAATGGCATGGATAATGTGAAGTGAATCTTTTTATTGTACCATTTTTTGTTAAACCGAACGATGTTTTTGAACTAATATGCAAAATGCCACATATTAGATTGTTCATATATTTTTGATGCTGATCTGTATTTTCTTATAAGTAACAAATATAATCATAAAGAAAAATATTATTCAATTTTTAATTTATTTGATTTATTGATTTGAATAGTTGTTTCCCCATTTCTACATATTCTTTGTCGGTTTCATTAATAGTTAATCCGTTGAACCATTTACGGAATATATCAACAACTAATTTAATAAATTGTGATTCCTTCATATTAGATAACTCATTCGATGGAATTGTTGTTAATATTTGATATATATCATTTATTTCGGATTCATACTCATCCTCAGGACAACCATAAGCAAATAATCCCATGGGATCTATTTTATTTACAATATTTGCTACGACATTTTTTGTTATTTTTTTTTCTATTTTTTTACCCATAAATGTATTTATAAGTTCAGTATAAATTAATTATTTTACATTAAAAATTTGACTCAAATATTGTAACTTCAATTTTTTTGATTCCGTTAATTATGTTAATATGAGTCTTTTTTTATGATATTTGGTGGTATCATTGTAAATATGTTTTTATAATTATGGAATTCATTCAGTGAAATCTTTCCTATTTTGTACAATGTTTCAACATGTTTTTGATACATTTTTATTAAATAATCCATTTTCTGTTTAGTTATAACATTGTCATACAGTTCAGTAACCAATTCACTTATATCTATATCGTGACAAACCAACAAAAGAAGATTTCCAATAAAATATCTTTTGAATGCTTTGGATGATCTTTTTTCTTCCTTGATTAAGTTCACTGATTCCGATGAAATGAAAAGTGGTTCAAGCAGTGTAATAAAAATACGATCAAACAATAATTTCATTATCTTTTCGTCACTGCTATCATTCGAAATATTTAATTTTTCAATAATACTATCAATCGTTTGGAGACCTAACTCATCAGTAAACTGTTCACAAAAAATAAACCAGTTTTTATAATTATCTGTGCCTATCAAAGATTTCATATTATCATAATTCATTTGGGTCCATTCCTTCCCTCGTTCCGCAACAGGTCTGTATCTTTTGTCAAATTCTTTCCATTCCTCTGATTCTTTGTCTTCAGTTTTAAGTAAACTTATTAATCCCGATGAATTACCTGCACAAAAATATTGGAATGATCCATAGAATAGATCATATAGATAATTTTTATCTGTGATATAATTATCTGGTTTGGTAAATTTTTCGAATAATTTGTATGGTTTATCAAAATCTAATTTCAAGTTTTGTTTAAATTCTTCAAAATCCTTAATATAATTTGGAATTATCATTTCATTCAATGTTACTGTTATAGATTCTCCTAGTAAACGCCAAATGACATAAATTTTTTTATGTAATTCTGAGGTATTTCCAGTGAAGACTAAATCCGGTAGCAAAAAATGTCCTAGATCATGCAACAAAAAAATGAGTTCATATACGAGATCCTTTTCTTTTGCAGTGAGTGGAAGTCCAGCATTAAATGGTAAATTCCAATACAATCTTTGAACTTTATTTTCTGCGAAGCGAATAAAAACACCATAGTTTGTAATTATTTTTATAAATTTAGCAAAAACATTATGATCAAGTAAGTGTTTTAAAACCGGATTAGATCCAATAATATCAAATTGATTTAGTTCGAAATTTGCGACACTATCTTCGCTGTTTTTTTGTGGAAAATAATGAAGATTCTTTTTAGTTTTATAGAAGATACCATTTAATATAAAATCTTCTAAATTTTTATATTGTACTTCACCTGATGCTTTTTTTCTAATAATCACATTCATATCATAGCAAGGATTAGATAGAAAAGATACATTGTATTTATAATCATACCATTTCATAATATCATGTAGTTCATTGTATAATGTTTTATTTTTTTCAGAAATAAGCAGATCATAAAATAAATCTTCCATTTAAGTTTAATAAATAGACAAATTTTTAATATAAATTATAAATTATTTTTTAATCAATTTTTCAATAATTGGTTTACAACTATTGAAAAGATCATCAAAAGAACTGTCATTGTTAATAACATGATCGAATTGAAATTCTTCTAATGCATGTTCTTCTGGTTCAGTTTCTTTATTTGGTGGTTTAACAGATTTACGATTAATTCTAATAGTTATTACATCGTCTGATCCAAATTGTTTAATTATTTCATCATAGTCATGTTTGTATCTAAAATCAGTTATTACAAAAATTGGATCTACATACTCATATATCAAGTAATTTCGCATTTTATTACAAGCAATTCTTGAGAAGAACGTGGGATCTTCTTTTTGTTTAACATCAGCAATATTTCTACAAACATCTCTAATTGATTTACCTCCTAATTCATCACGTTTTTTGTCTTTTTCAAAATGATCATCCGCTAATTTTCTATCGAAATTATATGTATCTGCACCAATATCTTTAATTGTATCTGCAATAGAAATTCGAATGATATTGTAGTCTAAATTATCTTTTAGAACTTTAAAAGTTGCATCTTTACCAGAACCCCTGAATCCTGATAAAAATACTATTTTTTTTTTCATGAAAAGATATGCGAATTTATCTTTTCCTAATAATTTTTGTCCACTTATCATAATATATTTTTTATTATGTTGTGTTTCTGTTGACATGATAATGTGATAATGTTTCTCAATAGAAATTTATTGTGCTTGTTTAATATAAAAATATTATAAAATGTAGACATTTCAATTTTATATTTTTCAATAAATATTTTTTATCACGCAAGGACTTTGATTGTCATTTATTGTAATCATTTTATGAATTATACTACGGATCATATTACGGATAATAAAACGATTGCCTTAACCTGATAACATTAGAGTCTAATTTCCTTAGATGGATATACGTTTATTTTTAAATTTAGATACTTAAGGATCCAATAAAGATATAGATTGAATTAATAAGACTCAGCAATTCGCAAGAATTTACATATATTCGGAGCCATTGTAATCATACAATATAGATATAAAATAAATTTAATGACCAACATCATCATATGTATACATCAAAAATACAGCCTCTCTTTTAATCATATCCATCATTTCTTCGTCTTTAATATTAATTTCTTGCAATGATGGAACATATAAATCATTAAATAAGAACCATTTGTTATCACTACCGAATATAACAGAATAATAATGACCAGATTTAGATGTCTCACCGGTATGACATATGATAGAGTGAATTCTCCATTTCAATCCACTTTCATCAAGTATATGATGTAATTTGATTCTCTTTTGAATATCAATCTTTGTTTCAATACGTTTATTGAATTCATTATTGAAACGATTCAATGATATACCAATTGCAAGCGGTACATTCATTATTTTATAAATATTCAAACCCTTTACATTACTTATCATTTTTTGTCCTGTTTCTGTGATTATTTCTCTTTGAATATCGACAGTATTATTATTCATCCATTCATTTAATAACTCTTTAACACTTATTTCGTCAACAGTTCCAGGAACAGGTAAATTAATGAATGATAAAAATTCTTCTTTTCCAATATCATCATTTTTTTGTATTCCCTCAGTTAATGTTTGTCTTTGTATCTCGATTTGCGGTAATTTTGTTATGTCGGCTAAAAATGCAAAAAATTCATTAACATCTTGTTGTTCCATCAATTCTTCATGGTTCAACCATCCACACACATTAGCAAAAGTTCTTATTTCATTCATTATTTCGGACATAACACTAACACCACTACGTACTCTATCCACAAATTTTGTTTTAATTATTTCTTGTAAATAGATATGTATCGGATCAACCGTTTCACTAAGTAACATACTATCTAAATAAGAAGCTTTATAAAATAGTGCCATCAATAAAGATGATATATAACATGTGTTGAATCCATTTTCTACAACAAAAATGGATTTATTGTTTTTAACATCACTTATAATTCGATCCAGATGATCTTGATCTGATTGTTTTATTTGTTCTGTTTGTTCTATTTGTTCTATTTGTTCTGTTTGTTCTATTTGTTCTGTTTGGATTTTTTTGTCGAATTTATCATCATTGTTGTTCATTTGATCAGATTTTCCTGAGTTATAATCAGGCAATACGTAAAAATTATCCATTAGTTACTATTTGTTAACAATAATGAATATTATTTTTTCGTATAAATGAACCTATATATATTTGTTTCAATTTTTATTTTATGAAATTTTTATAAATAAAATTAGTTTGATTTGAGAAATTCATTCAAATAATCTGGATCAGGCATCTCTTCAATTTGTATACCATAATGTTGTTGTAAATTTCTGTGTGCCCGTATATCTCTTCTTGTGATAAAATTTATTGATACACCTTTTTTACCAAATCTACCACTACGACCAATACGATGAATATATGCTTCCAAATCTGTTGGCAAATCGTAATTAATTACATAACCTACTTGTTGGATATCGATACCTCTCGCCAATAAATCGGTGCTGATCAAAACACGATATTCACCACTTCTGAACTTTTTCATTATATCTGTTCTTTCAACTGCAGTTAGACTACCATGAATGGCGATTGCCGAATGTCCACAATCTATTAAATTATCTCGTAATCTGACAGCTGCTTCCTTATAATTAACATAAATAATACACTGACCAATTGATAATTTATTATATAAATCGTTTAATGATTCTAATTTATATTTTTCGTCACCAACATCAATATAATATTGTGTGATTTCTTTTAATGATAATTTTTCTTTTTCAATCAATAAATTTACCGGATTGTTCATAAATTTGCTTGTTATATTCAACGAATCCTCTTTTAAGGTTGCGGAAAATGCACATATTTGAGTGTCGGAATTTAATTTTTTTACAATATTTCTAGTTTGCATTATGAATTCCCTTTGTAGTAATTCATCGGCTTCATCCAATACTAATATTTTTATATTTGATGCATGGAATGTTCTTCTTTCCATTAAATCATTCATTCTACCAGGTGTTCCTATCACAATATGTGCATCTCTAGCTTGTTTTATATTATCTTCAACATTAATACCTCCTACGCATAAGGCTGTTTTGGTTTTCGTATATTTACTTAAATCTATAATAACCGATTCTATCTGTTGACTTAGTTCGCGTGTTGGTGTCATAATTATAGCTTGTGGATATGGTTTTGTTTCATCTATTAACTGTAATGTTGCAATAGTAAATGCTCCTGTTTTTCCTGTTCCAGAATGAGATTGTGCTATGATATCCTTTCCGGATAAAATAATAGGTATAGTACATTGTTGTATTCTTGACGGTTTTTCAAAACCATAACTGTATACACCACGTAATAAATTTACCTTTAAATTCATTTGTTCGAAATCAGTGCACTTCAATTTATCTATATCTTCTTGATTGTTTGGATTATTCACATTATTCACATTATTCACATTATTCAAATTATTCAGATTATTTTGATTATTTTGATTTTCTGGATTATGTTTGAGACCTCCTTCTGGTCGAGAAGGTCCAATTTTTTTGTCTTCATATTTAATAATATCATCAGAGATATCATTCCATCCGACTCTATCCTGTCTGTCCGATTTGTTCGGATTATCAAGATTATTTTGCTTGTAATTCTTATTATGATTCATTATATTAATATATTAATATAGACATTATTAATCAAGTTTTAAACCATATACTATATTTTTCAATTTTATTGAATTAATTCATCTATTTTTTTAAGTTTTCGTATATAATTATTATATCTTTTCAATACATTATCGATATATCTATTTATGACTGTTATTGTCTTGCAGTAGTATGTTATTATTTCTGGGACTTTTTTTGTGTTAAATTCAGCAACAGTAATTATATCTACTTTCATGGTTTTTAGCATGTTTAAGCCTAGTCGTTCTCTTAATAATATCAGACGCTCAAAAATATCAGAGATAATATTTGTTTCATAGTGTTTCTCGATAATTTCATTGCTATACTTCGATCTAATTTCTATAATTTCAACATCCTTTTTTTCATTTCTATTTAATTTTAAAAATGCTTTAATGTATGATTGTAAATTTAATAATTCTGTATAAAATTTAACACTTACTATATTATCATCAAATTCATCAACAACTGTTCCATCTAGATTTTCTATGAATTCTTTTATACATTTTTCATCTTCTTTTAATTGATATATTGATTTTAATATCTTTGATGCAGTTTCATATTTGTAATCGTCAAGTAGCTCGACAATTTGAATATCATACTGAATCATCGATGGATCAATACATGTTTTACATAATGATAGTATTAATTCTATGAATTGAGGTTCTGTAATTCCATTTTCAACCAATTTAGATACAATATAATACAATAATTTTTCTAGTTCTTTTTGAATTAAATTATCAGTTTCTATAATTAAGCACGCATCTGATAACTCAATGTCAGTTATACATTTTACTATTTTATCTAAAATTTTATCGCTTGTTAAATTTTCCAATTCAGTTATTATTGGATTTATATAATCATCGTTTTCACAAATTTCCATTTCTGTATCATTCTCTGTGTCATTTGTACTACACATATCATCATATTCATCGATATTTTTATTAAAAATTCTATCAAACATGCTGTTTATATCTTCTGTATCTTCTGTATCGATATCATCAGAATCATCTAATTCATCTAAATCATTCAAATCATTCAAATCATTAAAAATATTCATATTATTAATATTATTCATATCATCTACATTGTCTACATTGTCTACATTGTCTACATTGTCTACATTGTCTACATTGTCTACATTGTCTACATTGTCTACATTGTCTACATTGTCTACATTGGC